TGACCGCCTTGGCGTGCATCTGGCACACGCGGCTCTCGGTGACGCCGAGCACCTGACCGATCTCGGCCAGGGTGAACGCCTCGAAGTAGTAGAGCCGGACCAGCACCTGCTCACGCTCGCTGAGCGCGTCGACGGCCTCGGCGAGGATCCGCCGGGTCTCGGCGGACTCGAAAACGGTTGCCGGGTCCGGGGTGTCGAGGTCGGCGAGCCGCTCGCCGAGGCTGACCTCACCGCCGTCGGTACCGGTCAGCAGTTCGTCGAGGGCCATCACGTTGAGCGCGGCCAGCTGCCGGAAGTTGTTCTGCAACTCGGAGTGCGAGACGCCCATCTCGGCGGCGATCTCGGTCTCGCTCGGGGTCCGGCCCAGGCGGGTCTCGGCCGCCGCGTAGGCCTGCTCGACCGCCCGTGCCTTGGCCCGTACCGAGCGCGGGATCCAGTCCAGCGCGCGCAGCTCATCGATGATCGCCCCGCGGATGCGCCGGATCGCGTACGGCTCGAAGGCCGACCCGCGGCCGGGCTCGAACTTCTCGATGGCATCGATCAGGCCGAAGATCCCGAAGGAGATGCAGTCGCCGGACTCCACGTTGCGCGGCAACCCCACACCGATGCGGCCGGCCACGTACTTCACCAGCGGCGAGTAGTGCAGGATCAGCCGCTCCCGCAACGACTCGTCGCCGGTCTCCTTGTACCGCTGCCAGAGCCGGTCGACCGTCCCGGCGGGGTCGTCGACGCGGCGCTGGGCCGCCACCTTGGCAATCGCGTCAAGCACGGGGATGCGCCTGTTCGTAGGACGCCCGCAGGCGGTCGACGGTCACATGGGTGTACAGCTGGGTGGAGTTCAGCGAGGCGTGGCCCAGCAGCTCCTGGACGCTGCGCAAGTCGGCCCCGCCTTCCAACAGATGGGTGGCCGCGCTGTGCCGCAAGCCGTGCGGCCCGATCGCCGGAGCGTCGCCGACGTGGGCCAGGTTCTTGGTGAGGATCTCGCGGACCGCCCGGGTCCCGAGCCGACCGCCGCGGGCCCCGAGGAACAACGCTGCCCCGGACCCGTCCCGGGCCAGCGCCGGTCGACCCGACTCCAGCCACGCGAGGACCGCAAGCCGGGCCGGATCGCCGAACGGCACCCGCCGTTCCTTGGCGCCCTTTCCCATCGCCTGCAGCAGCCTGACGGCCATGTCGAGGTCGTCGACGTCCAGTCCGACCAGTTCACCCACCCGCAGCCCGGTCGCATAGAGCAGTTCGAGCACGGCCCGGTCGCGTAGGGCGGCGGGCCCGGAGTCCTGCGCACAGACGGCCAGGAGAGTCTCGGCCTGCGCCCGGCTGAGCACCGAAGGCAGCCGCCGACGCACCTTCGGGCTGATCAGTCCGGCCCCGGCGTCGGCGCAGGCCCGACCGGTCCGGGCCGCGTGAGCGGTGAAGGCCCGCGCCGCGGCGGCCCGCCGGGCCACGGTGACGTCGGAGTGCCGGGTCGTCCGCTCGGCGGCCAACCAACTGCGCAGGACGCGAAGCGTCAGCCCGTCGACGTCGGTGGCTCCCGCCCGCGAGGCGTGGCGCAACAGGCGGCCCACGTCGCCGACGTAGGCCCGCACGGTGTGCACGGACAAGCCGCGCTCGGCCGCCAGGTGGGTCTCGAACGACGCCAACGCATCGGCCAGTTGCTGGGGCAGCCCGGTGGTCGGGTGCGCGACGGTCGCCCGCCGCCGTTGGGCCGTGATGACCGAACCTCCCCGAGACCCTTGCTGCATAGCCTCAACGTTGCCCGTCGGGCCGCCCTGTGCAAAGCACCGCCACGCCCTCTTCACCCCCCTACGGCGCCGGCCTCCGCCTCAGCCCCCAATCGCACTGCGCGCCGAACCGCGCTGCCGCGCCGCCCGGGTCAGGCGCCAACCGCCATCGACCCGTTCCACCAGGCCCAGCACGGACAGCTCGCCCAACGCCGGCAGCACCTCCTCGTCGGGACGTCCGCAATCCCGACCCACCACGCCCAGCGGGACCACCGCCCGGCTCGGCAGCGCCTCCAGCACCGCCTGCAACTTCGGCTCCAGCGCGTCGGCCGCCCGCGCGGTCCCCCGCCGCGGTTCGGCCAGGTCCGCGCCCAACCGGCCCAACGCCTCGATCACCTCCTCGGCCCGGGTGATCGGGACGGCGTGCCGGGAGCGCAGCAACTCGTTGCTGCCCGCCGACACCGCCGAGGTGATCGGGCCCGGCACCGCCATCAGGACACGCCCGAGTTGCTCGGCCCACCGCGCGGTGGTGGCCGCGCCGCTGCGGGTCGCGGCCTCCACCACCAACGTGCCACGGCTGCACGCGGCGATGATTCGGTTCCGCGTGAGGAACCTGCGGCGGGCCGGGGTCGAACCGGGGGGCGCCTCGCTGAGCAGCACGCCCTCGCAGGCGATCCGCTCGATCAGGGCCGCATGGGCCGCCGGGTAGGGCACGTCGACGCCACCGGCCAGCACCCCGGCGGTGAACCCGGAGACCGCCAGCGCTCCCCGGTGCGCGGCGACATCGATCCCGAAGGCACAACCCGAGACGATCGCCCAACCCGCCTCGGCCAGGGTCGCGGCCAGTTCCGTGGCCACATGGACCCCGTAGCCGGTGGCCGCCCGCGAGCCCACCACCGAGACGGACTCCAGCAACGCGGTGCGCCACCCCACCGGGCCCCGCACCCAGATCCCGTGCGGGCGCCCGGCACCCAGGTCGTCGAGCTGGGCCGGCCATTCCGGCTCCCCCGGGCACACGAATCGGATCCCGACGCGCTCGGCGCCGGCCAACTCGGCCGCACCGCCCGCCCCGGCCAGCCGGACCCGCATCGCCGCCGCACCAGGCACCTCCGCCTTCCCGCTCTGCAGCACGTGGATCACCTCGACCGCCCCGATCCGGGCGACCAGGCCGCCGAGTGCGGGTTCGTCGGGTTCGGCGATCCGGGTCAGCAGGGCCCGCGCCTCGCGCTCCTCCTGGTCCATTCGCTCACTGGCAAGCTCGCTCACGCCGCCCACCCGTCGGTGACCCCGCTGCGCAGCGCCAGCGCCGCGCCGACCTCGCTCGGCCCCGGCCGTGGCTTGCCGGCCAGGTCGCTCACGCTCCACGAAACCCGCAACACCCGGTCCATTCCCCGGGCCGACAACCACCCGCCGTCCAACGCCCGCTCGAGGATTCGGACCGCTGCGTCCTCGACCCGGAACTCCCGACGCAGCGCCCGCGACGGGACCTGGGCGTTCAGCGTCCAGGGGGTGCCCGTGAGCCGATGCAGAGCACGATGCCGGGCCGTCAGGATCCGCTCGGCGACCGTCGCGGTGGACTCACCGTCCGCGGCGCCGATCAGTTCCACCCGGCTGGGTCGGTCGACGTAGACCTGCAGGTCGATCCGGTCCAGCAAGGGCCGGGACAGTCGGCTGCGGTAGCGGCGCCGAACGTGCGGGGTGCACGAGCAGCCCCCTCCGCGGCCGAGGTCGGCGGCCTTCCCGCACGGGCACGGGTTGGCGGCCAGCACCAGCAGGAACGCTGCCGGGAACCGCGCGGTCAACGCCGCCCGGGCGATGATCACCTCCCCGCTTTCCATCGGCTGACCTAGCCAGTGTCCGCAACATAAGTCGTCAGCCAGCCAGCCAAGGAGTAGTCGTGAGCCGCTACAACCGTCACAACCCCCGCGCCATTGCCGCCGGGACCGTCATCGGCACCGCCATCTCAGCCGTCATCGCCATGCTCGTGCTCTCCGGGTGCAGCAGCGCGAGCGCCTCACCGCCCGCCGCTGCGCCGTCGGCCGCAGCCGCCCCCAGCACGGCCGCCTGCGAGACCGCCATCACTGCCGAGATGCTGACCCACGACAACAGCAAACCGGCCGCGTGCAACGGCCTCAGTGACGCGCAGCTCCAGCAGCTCGTCGCCGGCATGTTCACGGTCGGCGCCACGGAGCTAGGCGCGTACTGCGTGCCCTCGACCGAGTACAACAACCTGGTCGTCGGGTGGAACGCGCTGACCGAGGCGCAGCGGACCGCCTATGCGAAGGGCTCGTCCGGTGACGCGATCGCCACCTACGCGAACGCGGCACACCCGGGCTGGTCGAACGGCCTGACCAAGGCCCAGACCGCCGACATCACGAAGCCGGCCTGCGCCTAGCGCAGGACCAGCGCCAGTACGGTCCCAAGGCCGGACATCAGCGCTGCCGAACCAACCAGCCCCGTCCAGAGTTGCCGCGCGGTCACGTAGCCGCGCGGCTTCTCCAATTCCCGGAGCCGCGTCTCGTGGTCGCTGGCACTCAGCAGCAGCGTGTCCACCTTGACCTCGATGCGGGCCAGCGTGATCAGCGCGTCGTCCCCCATCACGCCACCGCCCGGCACACCGCGAACGAGCCGGCCATGAGTCGAACCGCGTTCGACGCCACCGCGGTGAACTGGGCGAACTGGAGCTGGATCGTGCCGCCCGACGCACCGCCGTCGAGCAGCAGCACCTCCCGGACGTAGTAGTTCGTCGAGGCCGTCGACATCGTGTTCAGGTTGTTCGTCCCCAGCGAGAACGCCCGGGACTGCACCAGCATCGAGTCCGGCGCCGCGGTGGCCGTGTCCGGCGAGCCCTGCACCATACGCTCCTGACCGCTGGCCACGGCCGCCACGGTCCCGGTGACCGCCCAGGCGAGGCGCAGGTTGCCGGTCGTCGCCGATGACTGGGCAACAAGGTTGGCCTCGACCATGTACCGGGTGTTGGCCAGCAGCGTGAACACGATGTCGTTGTCATTGACCAGGGTCACCGAGTTGGTCACCGACTGCGTGCTGGCCTTGACCGCCGTCATCGGGCACAGCAGGTTGAGCTGCGCAGCAGTGACCTGCTGGAGCACCGAGAAGCTGATCGTCACGTCACATACCCCCGTTTAGACCGGGGCGGTTGCCCGAGTCGAGCTTGCCGAACGTCGAGTCGTCGAGCCGGAACACCGCGAACGGCCCGAACGGGCGCAGCACGTAGGTGATCGACTGCTCGTTCACCGCGCCGATCACCTCGGCCGTGCCGATCACCAGGTGGTCGGCCGGGCCGGGCTGAACCCAGGCCGGGGTGTTGGTCGTCTGCACGTGCTGGCCGATCTCGACCGCCATGAGGGCTGCTGCGCTGGCCGGGATCGCCTCCAGCACCGAGGTGACGGCCTTGAAGCGTTCTGCGTCGATCGTGCCCAGCGCCAGCGCCCAGGCCGCGATATTCGGCAGGTCCCGGCCCTGCTCGTCGGTGCTCACCGTGACCGAGGTGACGTACTGCCCGACACCCGCCGGCGGCGGCATCACGGACAGCGCACCGGTCGCCAGATAGGCCCTGGCCGAGCTGCCGCCCTGCTGCGTCGCGGTGCAGTCGTTGCGGATCAGCGTGTCGTCATCGGTCGGCTCGAACGGGTCGCCGATGTAGCCCGGCGTCGAGTAGTCGAAGGTCTGAGCGCTCGCCTGCGAGCACAACGCCGAGAGGGGCCGGTACAGCAGCCCCGCGAACCCGCGTGCCTCGGCCAGCTCACCGCCGTCGGTGGCCTGGGCCAGGGTGAACAGGTCCGGGCCGGTCGCAATGGGCTGCGGACCCTGCCAGACGTTGTCACTGCGCACGCCGGGGATCGCGTCCGAGACCAGCGGCAGTGACAGCGGCACGGAGTCCTCCTGAGCCAGCCGCAGCATGCGCAGCACGACATCCTCACCCGACCAGGACTGAACCAGGCCCGCCTGCGCGAACACGTTCGGGAACAGGCCCTTGGAGACCGGATCGGCCGTCGTCCCGTCGGTGGAGTAAGCCATATGGCCGACGGTCATCACCCCGGAGCCGCCCAGAGGCCCTGCAGTGAACTTCGTGACCCGCCCGTTGGTGCCGGTGTTGGCCGCGAAGTCCCCGAAGGACTCGTTCGAGCCGTCGGCCGGCGAGATCCGCCAGTGGACGTCGAACAGGGTCGGTCCCAGCGCGTGCGGCTTCCAGTACAGCGAGATCGCGCACGGGACACCGACCATCGTGGCGCCGTGGCTGCCCGGGTTGGTCAACGCCTCGGTTACGGTGGCACCGGTGCCGTCGGTCCAGTAGAGCTGGAAGCCGGTCGAGGCCCACTGCACACCGATTGCCGAGATCGTGGCACTGGTGCCGTCGTTGGCCATATTCAGCGAGTAGACATACCCGCCGCTGGCGCCGGCGGCCGTCACGTTGACCAGCGCGCAGGCACTACCGGACTGGGAGGCCGCCGTGGCCGGGAACGCCGGGAAACCGTAGGTGTAGCCGGTCGCCGGCAGGGTCGGCAGGGCGCTGGAGGCCGCGAACGAGGTCGAGTCGGCACCTGCGGAGGCGCCGACCAGGGTCATCGACGCCACGCCTTGGATCGGCGAGGCCGCGTAGTTCGCGCTGGCAGTGCCGGACTCCAGCGGCCAGTAGGCCGAGGGGGAACGGTCGGACAGGTACCGGTGCGCGGCACTGCGCGCGGCCGGTGTGCCCTGCGTGTACACGCGCAGGGCCGACCCGCAGGTGACTGCGGTGCGCAGGTCCTTGCCGAAGCTGCTCGACGCCGGGGCGATCTCGGAGCAGAAGCCGGCGAACCGGGGCTGGTAGGGCGTCGCGTTGAACCGGTAGTAGGAGAACGACCGGTCGGACTGGGCGTAGACCTCCCCGGCCGGGTAGAACGAGATCGTCCCAGCGGCCGGGCAGTACCGCGCCCAGGCCTGCACCCGGGCACCGCTGGACGGCCCGCTGTCTGCAACCAGGATCCAGTCCGCGCGCGTGGACGTGTCCATGGGCGCCTGCAGCATTGCGTTGCGCGGGTCGGCCGACCAGGCGGTGAAGACAATGCAGACGTCGCCGGCAGTCACGGTGTCCGTGATCCAGTTGGAGGTCGAGGCCGAGCCGTTCGGGGCGTTCGCGGCCGAGTACTGGCGCAGGCCGTGCTGGCTCGACGCGGCGGCCGTGGCGCCCGGGATGAACAAGGACAGCGCGGCACCAGCGGCGGTCTTCGTCGACGTCGCGGTGACGGCCGCCACGGTCCCGGCCGAGATCCCCGTCTTGTAACCGGCGTTCGTCGCCAGCCCGGCCACGGACAGGCCAGTGAAGGTGCCCTGCATTGTGTAGCCGGCCGGGCCGGTGATGGCCGCCGCATTGTCGTTCTGCGCCCAGAAGGACAGCACCGTGCCCGAGGCTTCAGCGTTGACCGCCGGGGCCTGCAGCGCCCCGCTGGCTACCCACGGCGCCGACGTGCCCGCCGGGGGCGTGCCGATGCCGATCCGGATCGGGGTGTTGCGGTTGAACTGGCCGAAGTACGGCCCGCTGGGATACCGGGGCGAGAAGCGGAAGTCGGCATTGTTGAAGGACAGCGTTGCGGAGCTGTTCTCGGCCGAGCCAGTCTCCGAAGACCGGCCACGCCGGATCTGGATCTTCTCGTCGGTGAGCACGAAGCTGGTCACGTCGGTCCAGGCCCCGCCCAGCAGCAGGTCCACGCGCGGGCCGGTCAACGTCACTTCGCCACCCCCAGCACGAGCTGGGCGTTGCCACCGCGCAGGCGCACACCCTGCCGCAGCGCGTTGACGAGCGCGTCGTTGCTGACCCCGGAGAAGTCGACGGTCACATGTGTGCTGCCGCCCCCACCCGGGCCGGGACCGCCGCGCATGGGGACGATCGCCCCCGGGCCGTCGGGCATGAACATCTCGGGACCGCGCTCACCGACCAGCGTCGGGCCGGTCGGCCGGCCGCCGTTGGCCATGCGCGGAATGGTGAAGCCGGGGGTGTGGAACAGGCCCAGGTTGATCGACGGAATACCGAAGCCGCCAACAGTCGAGTTCCAGGCCGACTTGACCAGGTTGAAAGCGGCAGTGAACGGGGCCGAGATCACGCTCGTGAGTGCCTGCCAGCCGGTCTTGAACCAGCCGAGCAGCGTCGAGGCGCCCGACTTGATCCCGTCCCAGTGGCGGGAGATCTCCAGTACCGCTATGCCGATGGGGCCGGTCAAGATCGCCAGCAGCAACGGCCAGTGGCTCTTGATCCAGTCCCAGGTGTCGACGACCACGGCCTTGGCGACCGAGAACGCTTCTTTGACGCCGTCCCGGAACGCGGCGCAGTGCTGCCACAACTCGTAGAAGCCGACTGCCAGCAGCGCCACGGTGCCGATGATCAGACCAATCGGGTTGGCCAGCAGCGAGACGTTCAGCTCGTCGCTGGCCACGGTGCCTTCCTCGGTGGCCACGGTGTTCGCCTCGGTGGCCGTGGTGGACGCACCGAACAGGCCCTTCACCTTGTTCAGCGCGCCGGACAGCGCCCCGCCCAGTCCTTCGGTTAGGTCCTTCGCGCCTTTGGCCAGGTCGAACCCGACCTGCGCGAACATGATCGCCTGCTCGCCCGGGAAGCTGATCCCCAGCGCGAGCAGGCCGTCGGTCAGACCCTTGGCTGTGTCCTTCACGCCCTTGGCGGTCTTGGTGGTCCTGTCCATGTGGCTGTTGAAACCGTCGACGTTGCTGGTCTGATTGCTGAAGGACCGACCGGTCTGCTCGGTCTGCGACCGGACGTCCTTCAGGGTCTTGTCCAGCGACGTGGCGTCGCCGGCGAAGGTCAGGGTTACCGCGTTGCTCACTTGTTCACCTTCAGGCCGCGCGCCTCGCACAGGTCGGTCAGTGTCTTGTCGAGCAGCTCACTGATCGCGGCCTTCTGGCCGTAGTAGGACGGATAGAGGATCCGGCCGTCCTTGACGAACGGCCGCCGGATCTTGCGCTCGTGCCCGACCCGACCACCGAAGTCGATGAACCCCGCATACGGGACCTTGGCCGAACCCATCCGCACGGCCGCCGTGCGCTGCGTCGAGGCAACCCGGATAGTGCCGCGCAGCGCCCCGGACCGGCTGGGCGCGCGAGACTTGGCGGTCGTGACCACCAGCTCGGCGACCTCGTTCAGAGCCAGCCGGAGTTGCTTTCCGGTGTCGTCCATCGCCTTCAGGCTGGCCTGAATCTCGCGCAGCCCGGTCACCTTGATCGGGTCAATGGTCGGCACTCAGACCACCTTCCTTTGGTTCTCGATCGCGTTCTTGGCGGTGTGGTAGGCCTGCCACTGGACGAACTCCGCGTAACTGAGCTGGGCCTCCAGCTCCCCGACGGTCTTGCCCAGCTCGGTGGCCAGGAAGAACAGGTACGCATTCGTGTCCGACGGCCGGCCGTTGAGGCTGAGCATCATGGCCCGGTCAGCCGCTTTTCTGCGCACCCTCGGTGAGCCCGGAAACCTCGAAGATCGCAGCGATTGCGGTCGAGGCAGGCCCGGCCGCAGTGGTGTTGAAGTACTCGCGTGCCTCGTCCAGCGTGATGCCGTAGGACAGCGACAGCGCCAGCACGTCGGACTCGTCGGCATCGGTCTGCCGGCACTTGCGGACCTCGGGCAGGGTGAGTGCCCGAGGCGTTCCCAGGGTGACTGCCACGTCAGTAGGTCCCGTCCGTGACGGCGCCATCGATCTGCAGCACGGCGGTGAAGGTGACCAGGTCGGCGACCGGCGCGGACTCCGCGTAGGAGACCAACCAACAGTTGCCCGAGATCTTGACGTTGCCGGTCGTCGAGCCGGCCGGGCCGTAGATGAATGCCGAGTGGGACGTCGAGCCGAGCATGGCGTGGAACACGGTGTAGGAGCCGACCGTGGCGGTCTTGTCCCAGAGGCCGGTCACGGTGATCTTGCCGTTGGTCAGCCCCGTGATGAAGGTGTGACCGGACGCACCGTAGGTGGTCGTGTCGTGCACATCGTTGTCGCGTTCGGTCGCGACGTTGGTCAGGTACGGGGAGATGTCGTTGGTCCCCACGGTGAGCTGAACGTTCTTGCCATGCGTTGCCACGGCGTACTCCTAGGCTGCGACGTCGACGGAAAAGGTGAGCCCGGCGTAGCTGCCGGAGGAAAGCGCAATGGTGGCGAACTCGGCCTTCGTGACGCGGACCGAGGTGCCGATGTCGGCCGCCTCGATCGCGGCCTTGATCGAGAGATCGCCGGTGCCCGAGGCGTAGGCGGCCAGGGCGTCGCGGGAGGTGCGGTCGACCTGGTTCGCGACCCCAAGGAAAACCTCGAGTGTCATGCGGTCCGAGCCCCGGCCGTAGGTCAGGTCGTAGTCGATCGACTCGGGCAGGTTCACGAACGCGAACGGCGGCTGGGCGGACAGCGGCGGAAACGAAAAGACCCTGAGCCCGTCGATGGTTGCGAGTGCCGTTTCCAGCTCGGTCATCACAGTTGCCAGGTCGATTGCCACTACGACGCCGCCCAGGTCCGCGTGACGGTCTGCAGCATCAGCCGCACGTCAGGGTCGAGCTGCGCGAACAGGCGAACCTCGGAGCCGGTGTCCGGCGAACCGGCCACCCCGTAAGCGGAGTCCCGGCGCACGAAGAACCGGGCGGCCTGAATGAGCGCGGCCTGCTCGACGACTACCGGCACCGCGGACCAACCCCAGTTGGCGGTGATCTGGACTCCCCGGGTGAACCGCGGGAAGTACGCCTTCGTGATCGGGCGCATCACCATCAGCTTGTACGGTTCACCATTGGCCGGGGCGTTCCAGGGCCACAGGTCGAAGTCGACGCCGTTGAGCACGGTCGTCTCGAAGATCCCGTCGTAGTTCAGGTCGAAAGCGAACGCGGCCGGGCCGGTCGTCAAGTCCTGCAGATCGTCGATCGCCAGGCACGAGCGACGTTCGATGAACTGGCCGACGTAGGTGTACACCCGGGCCACGGCCGTGCTGGTGATGCCGAACTGGCGGTTGGTGGCCAGGTCGATGGCGCGGGAGGCAGCCGTGATCGCGATCGAAAGCGCGGCGTCATCGGTCGTGTCGCCGATGCGCAGGTGCGCCTTCAGGGTGTCCAGGTCGGTGTAGTCGGTGGACTTCCAGCCGCTGGTCAAAGCTGCCTCCCTTCAGAGGTCTGGCGTCCCGGGGCGGCCATCACCGGCCGCCCCGGGTCGTTCGGGTTACGCAGCGGCGGTGAGCAGGACCGAGGCGTTGACGTCCTGAACCATTCCGTCCATCCGCGCCCAGGCGAGGAAACCGACCTGGCCGTTGGGGGCGTACAGCTCGTTCAGGGTGACCAGCGTGACCGCCTTGACGTTGCGGACGACGTAGGTCTGACCGACGTCGCCGAACAGGCCGAAGTGGTTGCTGCCGCTGGGGTCCGGGAACGCCTGGTCGATGATGACCGGGTAGCCCAGCAGGGTCAGGCCACCGCCGGCCGCGGACAGGTCCACGTTGTTGTTCCAGACCAGCGGGCGGCCGTTGGAGTCGACCAGCTTGTTGATCTTGGCCAGGGTCTGGTCGTTGAAGACCCACTTCGCGCCGGCGCGGTAGGCCGGGTCGAGGGAGTGGACGATCGTGACCAGCTCCAGGTAGGTCGGGCCGACAGTGTTGCTGGCGATCGCGCTGGCCCCGGTGAGGCCACCGCCGGCCGAGAGGACACCCTGCGGCTCGTTGACACCGGAGCCGTTGACCCAGTCGGTCGCGAACTTGCGGGCCAGGCGCATGCCCAGCGCCTTGGCCAGGTAGGCCTCGACGTCAAACGCGCTGTCCTGCAGCAGCTCGGTGGAGACCTTCAGCGGCAGGTTGCTGCCACCGCCGGCCATGTACTTGTAGGCGCCCAGCGAGCGGGTCGCGATCACGAAGTCGTTGCCGCTGGCGAAGGTCGAACCCTCGGAGACGATCGCGCCGGTGTTGCCGGTGTCGTCCACGGTCGGGTAGGGAAGCGGGTTGCCGCTGTCCGTGGTGAGTTGCTCGGCCGCCATGCCGAACCCGCCGAACGCCTTCAGGCGCTCGATCAGCTTCTCGCGGAAGCCTTCGGGGACGAGGTAGCCACCCTGCGAGCCGACGGCCTCGCCCTGGGCGCGGTACTGGGCCAGCTCGGGGCTGGACTGCCCGCGCAGGTAGCTGCGGAACGCCACACCGTGCACGTCGCTGGTGCCGTGGTTCGCGTTGCCGCGAGCAATCGGCATCGAGGTGACGTTGGTCCGGTAGGCGGCGTTGCGCTTCTGGATCTCGTCGGTGCGCTGGGCGGCCTTGAGCATGCCCTCCAGCTCCTCGTAGCGGTTGGCCTGGTCGTCGGTCAGCGGCGCAGGAGCAGCGTCGCCGGTACCGGCAGAGGCGTTGACGGAGTCGAGCAGCGCCTGCATGGCTGCCAGGATCTCCGGGATCGACATCGGGGCGTCAGCCACGTCAATTGCCCTTCGGGAACAGGACTCGCGCGCGAGCCCGGATGAGTTGGTCCCGGAGCAGACGCTCAGGGGGAATTGCGTCGAACGTCATGGACCGCAGGCAACTCGACGCGCCTTCGTAGGCCGGGTAGGTGACCGGCGAGACGTCCAGCAGCGTGCGGATGTTGGTGTGCGTGCGGAGCAGCCGGCCGTCCGGTGCCCGGCCTCGGCTCTGGTCGCCGGGCATGAACCCGAACGAGGAACCCGAGATGTCCCCGCGCTTCAGCAACTCGCGCAGGTCGTCGGCCGCCCGGGTGTTGGGCAGGTCGCATTCGTACTTCAGGCCCTTCAAATCCACTGACAGGCGCAACGTCCCCGCCGTGGTGCGCCCCAGGAGCTGGTTCGGGTCGTGGTTGACCAGGCACCGGACGTCCGGCTGAGCCGCCAGCAGCGCGTCGAAGGCGTGCGGGTCGATGTTCTCGACCTCGTTGCCCAGGTCCGCGAAGCCGTCGAAGATCGCGGCATACCCGGTCAGGGTGTTGCCCTCGATCGCCGAGCGGTACTCAGCCCGCAGCCGGTGCGTCACTCAGATCAGGCCGTTCGGGGCAACGATGGTGTAGGCCGCGACGACGCCACCGGAGGTAACCGTGGTGCTGGTGACCGAGACCCGCACGTAGGGCCGACCAGCAACCGGGATGTAGGAAGCGGTCTTGTCGGTGTCAGCAGCGGAGATCGCGGCCAGCGAACCGGCGAGCAGGGTGACCGCGGCGAACGAGCTGTTGTCCGCGGAGTCCTCCAGCGCGAAGGTGAAGGTCCCGTCGGTCCGCGAGCCGACCGAGCAGACCGCCATCACGCGCGCGTCGTGCGGGCTGGTGCTGGCGGCCAGGTTCACCGAGGTGCCGTGCACGGTGGTGCTGGATGCAACGGCCTGCGCGCCGATGCTTGAGTTGATCGACAGGCGTGCGTCGATGTCGTTGCGGACTGTCACGGGGTTACTCCGCCTTCGGGTCGGGTTTGATCGGCACGGGGCCGAGGATGGGTTCGAGAACAGGTGCGGGAGTGCTGGTCGGTGGGAGATTGCGAATGGCCCGCGCCTCGTTCACGGTGAGAATCCCGGCCTCGATCTGCTGGATCAGCAGGGGAATCTCGACCTCGGGAGCGGCTTGGAGCAACCCGGCGAAGTCGAATTCACAGAAGCGCGGTTGCGGCAGGAGCTGGGAGAGCTTCTCTTCCAGCGCGGTCGTCCAGCGGGCCAGCGTGTAGCGCGCCAGCCCGCGGTTCTGTTCCTCGACACCCTGACCCCATGAGGTCTGTTTCTCGGTCTGGCCCAGCAGGTGCGGCGGGACACCAGTCATTCGACTGACTTCCTCGACCTGGTGCACGCGGGCCTGGATGAACTGGGCGCTCTCGGCATCCATGGACCAGGGGCTGAAGGTCAGGCTGGCGTTGATCACGGCAATGTCGCCGGCGTTGTTCGTGCCGGACATCTTGGCCTTCATGCCGGACTTGATCTCGTCGGCCTGCTCGGTGGTGAGGCTTTCGTTGCTGGTGACGATCCCGCCCAGCAGCATGCCGCTGGAGAACATCCGCGCGGCGGCCTTGTCCCCGGCAATGCCGGTGCCGATCGCGTTGCGCATGACGTTGATCGGGGACAGGCCCACGATTCCGTCGACGGACAGGCCCATCACATGCGTGAGGTCGTCCTCGGTGTAGATGACGTCGGCCGCGCCGGAGACCGAGATCTCGTAGAGGCGCTGGTCCGGGCCGACCGGGTTACCGGCGGCGTCCTTCAGTTGGCCGTAGCGCACGTGCACGAGGCGCGGCTGGATCGGGAACAGGCCGATGATCGCTCCGGCGGCATTGTACAAATGCAATAGATATGCATTTCCGTGCAACATCAAATGCGTAATTACTAAATGCTTCCATTGAAACGGGCTGAAGAATGTGCCGCCCGGGCTATCCAGGAAGCTGGTCACCTTCTGCCGTTCAGGTGTTCCGTCGGGGCGCAGCACGTCGGTGTCCCGGTAGGTCTTGAGCGGCAGCGTGCCGATGGTCCCGGCGACGACTTCCACGGCCCGCCAGTAGGCCGAAAATCCCAAAGTCGTCAGCTCGGTGACCTCGACGCCGGCGTCATTCCGGCCCGCCATCCCAAGGAACTCAGCCAGCGCTGGATCACCCAAATTGTAATCGGGTCCAACAAACGAACGCGCCTGCTCACCAGAGGTGAGAGCCAGGGCGTTGCGCGCGCGAGTCCAGGGAAGTTGCATCGATATCCACTGTACAGCATGTCCATACAGTCTGTCTGGACATCCTGTCCGGCCTAGCGGACGAAGACCGGCGCCCGTCGAGGTGCTGCCAGTACGGCCCGCGAGTAGGCGATCACGGCCGCCACCGCGAGGTCGATCTTGGCCGGGCTGTCCTTGTCGGCCTTGGTGATCAGATCGCCCATCGGGCTCGACCTGACGACCGCGTTGGACACGTGGCGGGCCAGCCGGGGGTCGTCCTGGTGGGTCAGCTTGCCCTCGACGACGCCGGCGTAGAACGTCGAGCAGGCCGGGGCCATGCGCGCCCGGACGTAGGTCGGGAACTCGATCACCTTGCCCGGGTATCGCTTCTCCCAGTCGGCGATCTCCCGCGCCCAGTACGGCGGGTCGCACAACATCTCGCGCACGTCGTAGGTCGCGAACGCGGCGGCCACCGCGGCGTCGACGGCATCCCTCGGGACGCGCCAGCCCTTGCGCCCGGGATTCTCCCAGCAGCCGAGCACCTGGACGAACCCGTCGGCCGTGCATGCGACCAGCGCGGTGCTGTCCCCGCTGTAGGAGCCGTCGAAGCCGACCCAGATGGTTTCACCAGGGGCCAGCTCGCGGGTCGTCATACGGTCGTCCCAGGCCCCGTACGGGAGCCATGCCGAGGCCGCGGTGGTCCACTGACCCAACCTGAACCTGCGGTAGTCGTGCTCGGGCAGAGTCTCGCGCTCGAAGTCGAAGACCTCGGCCATGTCGGGCCGGTCGATCAGCACGGGGTTGGCCTGCACCAGCGCGGTCTGGTCGTCCAGCGCGCAGTCGGCCTGCTCGGGCTCGAAGATCCGGCCGTACAGGCGCGGGTTGGTGCCCGCCTTCAGCGTGACGTACAGGTCGTGCGCCATCGAGGTGACGTCGTAGCCCGGGGTCGTGATCCCGAGCAGCAGGCCGCGCGGGCGGGCGGCCGTGGCCAGCGCCATGCCGTTCCAGGTCTGGTCGTTCTTCTGCATGTGCACCTCGTCGAAGATCACGAGGTCGGGGTTGATCGACTGGGAGGCGCCGACGTTGTTCGGGCGCAGGTAGACACCCCCGCCGGTCTCCGGGCACTCCAGGTGGTCCTTGTAGATGTGGACCGCCCCGCTGAGTTGCGGGCTGTTGCGGATCAGCGTGCACAGCTCGAAGAACAACGCGCTTTTGAGGTTCCGTTCGGAGTCGGCGATCAGGAAGACCTGGCCACCGCGCAGGCACATCTCGTCGATGGCCAGCGAGGCGCCCAGCCGGCTCTTGCCGTTCTTCCGCCCGACCTGGACGTAGGCGATCCGGGGGCGCGAGTCGGCGGTCAGGTCGGCCAGGATCGGCGCCTGCCAGGCGTACAGCGGGCCGGTGACCAGCTCGGAGAACTCGACCGACGAGGCGCAGCGAGGCAGCGGCGTGGTGACCTGGGATTTGGGGCCGGCCTTCAGCGCCACAAGCGGGCTGCTCCAAGTGAGTCGGGACTGAGTGGGAAATTTAGACGGGCTACGGGTTAGTAGCGGCTAACCTTTTGAACTTTCTGCGACTGATTCGTCACGCAAAGTGACAGCCGCCGGGCACTTGCCGCACGCCTTGCCGTACCGGCAGTCCCAGCACCGCGCCGGCCGAGCCGCCCCCGCACCACTCACAGCGCACCAGCGCCCTTGCCCGAGTTGCATGACCGGCACAGCCAGCGCAGGTTGGCCGGTGAGTTGTCCCCGCCGACGGCCAGCGGCACCACATGGTCGATCGTCATGCGTTCCACGACGCCGCAGGAAGGGCACGGCATGACCGGTCGCTCCAGCGCGCGGTACGCAGCGTCCTGGTAGGCCCTCCTTGACACGGAGGCGTTCCGTACGCGCTCCAGGGCGCGCCTGCAGCCAGCGCAGCGCGCGCCAGCGCCTACGAACGTCGCGGGGCAGTCCAGGCAGAGGCGCATGCCCCAGTGTACACCCCGTCCAGACATCCTGTCCGGACACCGAGTCCAGGGCTGTCACGGTTGTCAATGACAGGTCGGGGTTACTTCCACCACTACCACTACAACTACTTCTGCATCTTTTTTAGAACTGTCAATGACAGGAATGACAGTAGTTCATAACAGCAGGTCAGACCCTTGGTTAGGGTACCCTAACCAGCGGTGACAGCCAGGTGACAGACTGGGTGCCTGTCATCACCCCGAGCACGGAACAGCCCCTGACGCTGGCGCCAGGGGCTGCTGTCCTCCGTGCTGGTGCTCACCTGTCAGCGGTGGCGACCACCCAACCCAGAACCATCCACGGACCACGCTCGGACTCCGGGCCGATCCGCGCGACGCGGTGACCCGCCGCGCGCAGCTCGACCTCGGTCTGCTTCTGCGACTGGGCGCGCAGTCCAGCGCCGGCACGCCACGACAGGTACGCCGCGTGCACGTCACTGAGCTTCTGCCCGAACTCGGCCGGTACAGCCGAGCACCGTTCGGCCAGGAACTGCGCGAGCGGGCTACCGAGTGCCGTGGACAGCTCCCGGTCCTCCTGCGAGCTGGCAGGCACGGTGAAGCGCCAGCCGTTCGCCTCCAGGCGTGCCAGCCCGTCCAGCGCCCACACCAGAATGCCCTGCAGCACTTCCGGGCTGGTGAGTACGGCCTCCAGGAACCAGTCCTCGCGCCCCACCTTCGACCACGGCGCCCGCAGGAACAGCGAGCGCGCGGCCAGGGCCCCGGTGCCGTCGTCGATCTGCACCGGGCTGTTGGCGCACATCATGATCCGTGCCGGCAGACGCATGGACAGGGGTGACTTGTGCTTACGGTCGACGAACACGATGCCCCCGCCGGTGATGCTCAGCAGGCGTTCGATCGCGCCACTGCCTTTGAGCCGAGCATCGTCGATGGTCGCGTACGGGGCCGTGACCAGGCCTTGGAGTCCGAACGGACCGGCCAGCGCCTCCAGGCTGGTGGCTGCCCCGCTGTGCCCGAACAGCGCGGCCATGACGTTGGTGAACAACGTCTTGCCCGCCCGGGGCGGTCCGATGATCTGGATCCACTTCGAGGCGTAGGTGCTGCCGCTGATCAGGTAGCCGGCCCATTCCTGCGCGAGCATTTGACCCTCGGCATCGAAGGTCTCCCGCAGGAACTTGAGCCAGCACTCGGGCACCGCCGCGCCGGCGTCATAGGGCACGGCCAGGACCGAGGTGTTGAATCGCTCCGGGCCGGCCGGGGCGGTGCGCCAGTTCTCCCCGTCCTGTGACTGCTCCAGGCGGTTGCCCCGGCAGTCGATGGTCGGCATGCGCGGCTGCTCGTCGAGCTGGCCGTGGTTCAGCCAGCCGCCGGGTGCCAGGTCGTCCGGGACGCGTGCGACCTCCTGCAGCGCGTGACGGACCGTACCGAGCTTGTTCTTGTTCGGAAGCCACGCGACCAGGCCCTGCGGGCCGTTGTACGTGGCGTGCTGGAGGTGCTTCTGCAGCTTGCCGTCGACGGCCTCGTCGGAGCACTCGACCCAGATGCCCCGCTCGGCCTGCCAGACCCACCAGGTCTCCTGCCAACGGACGAGCGTCGGTTGCCACTCGTCGTTGTGGAAGAACGTGTCGTGCACGTCCGTGGCCACCCGCACAGGCTCGGTGTGCTTGACCGTGGTGAAGGACAGCGAGCTGGCGGCCTGCATGGTGTCGATCTGTGCTTGCAGCACCTGCTCCAGCAGAGCCACCAGCTTGGTGTCGCCAGATGCCGTGGCAGCAGTGTGGGCCTTGGCCAGCTCGAAGGGGGACACGCTGGCGATCGGTGGCAGGTTCGTCACGACGCACTGCCCAGCGTGCGCCAGTACGCCTCGTTGGCAGCGGCGACAGCGCGCTCGATCTGCTTGGGGGTGTGCGCCCGCCCGGCGAGGTCGGTGAGCTGCTCGGCCTTCTTGGCACGGGACGGCTTGGCGACCAGGTGCTCGGGCCGGAAGCAGGCCTTCTGGCCGCAGGTGTGGCCGACGGTGTGGCCGTCCGGGATGTCGCCGATCCAGAGCCGGTACGCCACGCGGTGTGCGTAGTCGGTGGTGCCGCTGGCCCCGCCGACCGACATGCGGCCGTAGCCGTAGAGCAGGGAGCCGGTGAAGAGCCAGCAGCCCTCCGGGGTGATGGTGCGCTTGGCCAGCAGCCGGTCCTCGACCGTGCGGCTGGTGCGGTGCTTGCGTGGCGCGTCGATGTTCGACAAGGTGTATCCTGTCTTGAGAGAGACATCGGACCCTGGTCGGGTGCGATCAGGCACTGGAATGCCTGACCTGGCCGGGGTCTTCTGCGTTGGTACGGCCCGTTTGTGCCGCGTACCCACTGTACCATACGTTTGTCAAGATCCCGGCGTGTAAAGGGCTGGCAAAGCTTCAAGCTCAGAACGGCGCCCCGGGCATCTCGACCTCGACCGTCTCCGGCCGGAACGCCCGCGAGCCCCGCCCGGGCGCATGGACCACAACCCGGAACCAGGCCGCGAGCACCGCGCGCTGCGCCCCCGTACCGGCCGCCAGGAACGCCTGGCCGTAGTCCTCGGCGTCGCCGAGCGGCAGGAGCTGCTCCAGCGCCCGAGGCTCCTGCGCCACGGCCTGCGCCGCGATCCCGGCGCGCAGCTCGGCTAGCCGAGCTTCGATCGCGGCCGTGCGCCGCGCGAGCACGCGCGGGCTCAACGCGAGATCGTCGGCCAGCGCGTCGAGCTGGCTCTCCAGCCCGGCCAGCTCGGCCACGGCAGGCCCGGCCACCGCCGCGACGCCACGGGCCAGTGGCGGGGCCAGGGCCGAGGCGATCACCGAGCTGTGCGGGCCGGGGTCGAAGGAGAACCGGCCGGTTCTGACATCTCCCCACCAAGCCAACAACTCGGCCACAACCCGACGAACATGTTCGTCGACGGCCTCCCGTTTGACGGCCACGTCCCGGCCGCTGGCGCAGACGTACAACCCGCCCCTCGCCACGTTCCCACCGCCATGCATGACGCCGTCGCAGGCCCCGCACAGGGCCAGCGAGGCCAGCAGTGAGCTGCGGATCGGCTGCTTGTTCTGGCGCCTCCCCGGGGCGGCCAGCAGGCCCTGCGCGGCCTCCCATGCGCCGCGTTCGACCAGCGGCTCCCAGGCGGCGTCACCGACCACCTTCCCGAGGTGTGTGCGCAGTCCGGCGTAGGTCGGGTTGGCCAGAATCGGCGTGATCCACTCGCTGCGCCACGGCACACCGGCCTGCGTCGTCACCAGGCCCCGGGCGTTCCAGCGCCGGGCGATCTCGGCCGGCGCCACGCCCCCGAGGAACCAGCCGAAGCCGTCCCGGACGGCCTGCGCCTCGGCCGGCACCAGCGCGCCCATGCCGACCTCGTAGCCGAACGGCCGGCGCCCGCCGGACCACTTGCCGGCCGCCCGGGCCTGCCGTGCCGCGGATTCCTGCCGTGCTCGCCGGTGCTCGCCTTCGTGCTGGGCGACCGAGGTGAGGATGCGGGCGTTCATCCGCCCCGACGGCGTCGACAGGTCGATGCCACCTGCCTGCACCGCGTGCACCAGCGGGTAGCCCGCCCCGATGACGCGCTCGAGGTCTCCCATGGTGCGGATCAGTCGGTCGGTGTGCCAGCACAGGACCACGGCCGGCTGATCCTCGAGGAGCTGCTCGAAGTCCGGGCGCCGGACACCCGAGGTCGCGGACAGGTCGTTGTCGACGTAGACCCGCCCGACGGCCAGGCCCAGCCGGTCGGCCAGGGCTCTGCAGTCGGCCTCGTGCCGCGTCACCGCGAGCCGGTCACCTGCCTCGTCCTCGGAGATCCGGACGTAGATCGCGCATGCCTTGACGTCTGCCATGGACATAGTCTACGCTGCCGAAGGCAGTCCAGCACGCCTGCGCGGAACTCGGGTGCCTCGTCGAGGAAGAGCACGCCCCGGTGGGCCAACGAGACCGCACCCGGGCGCAGTTCTCCGGAACCGCCGCCGACCAGGGCAGCCGTCGTCGCGGTGTGGTGCGGTCGCGCGTAGGGCGGGCGGGTCACCAAGCCACCGCCGGTCGGCAGCACACCGGCCACCGAATGGATCTCGGTGACCTCCAGGGCCGCGGCCCGGCCCAGCTCCGGCAACAGGCCGGGCAACCGTTCGGCCAACATGGTCTTACCCGCCCCGGGTGCCCCGTGCAGGAACACGTGGTGGCCACCGGCGGCCGCCACCTCCAGCGCCCGGCGGGCCTCCGCCTGCCCCCGGACGTCGGCCAGGTCCGGCACCTCTGCCGGCTCCACGAGCGCGCGACGCGGCATCGGACCGAGCCGCTCCACCGGTTCCGGCACGGGCTCCCCACGCAGCACCGCCAGCGCGTGCCGCAACGAGGCGACGCCGACCACCTCGAGGCCGTCGACCAACCCGGCCTCGCCGACATTGGCCACAGGCACCATGACCCGGGTCAGGCCGGACCGCCCCACGGCCGCAACGGCGGGCAGCACCCCCCGCAGGCCGTGCACGCTGCCGTCGAGGCCGAGTTCGCCGAGCACGACCATCCCGGCCGTCGCGTCCTCCGGGACGGCTCCCGCGGCAGCCAGCACGACCAGCGCGAGCACCAGGTCGAACCCCCCGCCACGCTTGTGCAGATCGGCCGGCGACATCGAGACGGTGACCTTCTGCTTCGGCCAGGCCTCCCCGCTGTTCTGGACCGCGGCCCGGACCCGTTCCCGGGCCTCCGACAACGCGGTGTCCGGCAGCCCGATCAGCCCGAACCCGGGCAGGCCCGGGCCGACGTCCGCCTCCACCCCCACCAGCCGACCGGTGACCCCGGGTTCCGCGATTACGTAGACCAGGAGCACACCGCATGAAGATCAACTGGCAGGCCACGCTCATGACCATCACGCTCGTCGCGAGCGGCATGGCCGCCGGGTCGATCCTCGCCGACGCCCACGGCGCGCCAGCCGCCGCGGTCCAGTCCGCGCCCGACTGCCGCGACGGCGCGCAGTGGTCGCAGTCCTTCCCCGCCAGCGACAGCACCGCCGCCTACAACGTCACGTGGACGTGCACCGCGGGCAAGATCCTGCCGACGGTCGTGCAGCCGTCCAGCGCCCCCGCGCCCGCGCCCGCAGCCGTACCGGCGCCAGTGAAGCCGAAGCCGGGCCGACAGATCGCCTGCGCCCAGGCCGTGCCGACCGGTGCCGTCGCCAGCTCCTGCCTACCGGTCCGCTAGCGCAGGAACAGCCCGGCACCCGTCGCCACGCCGCCGATCACGGCGGCGCAGGAAACCGTCACCGTCCAGAGCTGCCGGCCGGTGACGTAACCGGCCCGCTCGATCGTGCGCAGCCTGCCTTCGTGGTCGTTGCTGTCCGCGATCGACTGGTCAAGCTTGACTTCGATGCGGATGAGCCGCTCGCCCAGCTCGTCGAGCGTCATCACGCCACGGCCCGCAGGATCGCCCAGGTGCCGGCCTTGAGGGTCGTCGTGGTCGCGGCGCCCGCGGTGGCCTGCGCGCCCTGCAGGGTGATCGTGCCGCCGGACAGACCACCGACGAGGGTGAGGTACTCCGTGATCCCGGAGACGCCGGACGAGATCGCGGCCGTGTCGGTGCCGTAGGTGACCGCACCGAGCGCGTTGTACAGGTAGGCGTGCATCGACGTCGAGGTGGACTGCGTGGTGCCCGACGTGGACGGGCCGTTGCCGAGCCGCAACCCGGAGCCGAGCGCGACAGTCCCAGTCGTCGTGTAGGCCAGCGCCAGGCCGTGACCGGTCGCCGAGCTGGTCGCCCCGGCGTGCAACTCGAGCACGTAGGTCGTGTTCGCCAGCAGGGTGAACGAGAGATCCGTGGCCGACGCCGGGGTCGTCGTGTTCGTGTACGTCTGGTCCGAGGACAGCACCGCCAGCACGGGGCACAGCAGGTTCATCTTGGCGGCCAGTAGCTCCTCGCCAGAGGTGAAGGAGATCGTCACTACATGCCGCCATTCAGGCCGAGGTGGTTACCGGAGTTGAGCTTGCCGAACGTTGAATCGTTGAGCCGGACGACCGCGAAGGTCCCGAACGGGCGCAGCGCGTAGGTGATCGACTGCTCGTTCAGCGCGCCGATCACCTCGGTCGTCCCGATCACCAGGTGGTCCGCGGGGCCGGGCTGAACCCATGCCGGGGTGTTCGTGGTCTGCACGTGCTGGCCGATGTCGACTGCCATCAGCGCGCCCGCGCTGGCCGGGATCGCCTCGAGCACGGACGTGACCGCCTTGAACCGCTCCGCGTCGATCGTGCCGAGCGCCAGGTTCCACGAGGCGATGTTCGGCAGGTCGCGACCCTGCTGCGAGGTGTCCACGGTGACTGACGTGACGTACTGCCCGACGCCGAGCGGTGGCGGGTTGATCCCGAGCGCGCCGGTCGCCTGGTACGCGCGAGCACTTGAGCCGTTGGTCTGCGACGCGGTGACGTCGTTGCGGATCAGCGTGTCGTCGTCGGCCGGGGTGAACGGGGCGCCGATGTAGCCCGGCGTCGAGTAGTCGAAGGTCTGCGACACGGCCTGCGAGCACAACGCCGCAAGGGGCCGGTACAGCAGCCCGGCGAACCCTCGCGCCTCGGCCAGCTCCCCGCCGTCGGTGGCCTGCGCGAGGGTGAACAGGTCCGGTCCGGTCGCGATCGGCTGCGGGCCGTGCCACACGTTCTGGTTCGCCGAGTTGACTGTGCCGTCCACGACCGCGGGCAGCGACAAGGGCACGGAGTCCTCTTGCGCGAGGCGCAACATGCGGACCACGACGTCCTCGCGGTTCCACCCGCGGACCATTTCGGTGAAGGCGTAGGTGTTGGGGTACAGGCCGCCGTTGCCGTAGTCGGTGACTGTCCCACGGTTCGAGTAGGCCATATGGCCGACGGTCAGCAGCGCGTTCGCGTTCGTGCCCGAAAGTATGGGTCCGGCCGTGAGGCTCGTGGCTCGACCGGCGGTAGCTGTCACGGTGTAGACGCCGTTCGACAGTTCCGGGCCGCCACTGGCGGGCGCGCACTTGATCGTGATGTCCGTTTTCGTGGTCGGGTTGGTCCCGTTGGGCGCCCACGAGATCGCGATGCCGAGGGGCTGCAGCAGGTTGACTATGACCCCGGAGAACGCGCCCGAGTAGTTCAGGTTTGAGGTGGACCCGTCGCCGAACACGACCACGAACACGGCCTGGTTCTGGATCCCCGCGACGCCTATCGCGGCGATGGACGTGGACGAGCCCGACGTGGCGGCGAAGGTCACAGCGAAGATGTCCCCATCCTCGGGCGGCACCGTGCCCGATCCGGGATCGCCGTTGAGGTACGTGAGCACGGAGGCGCTACCCGACTGGTTCGACGCCGCCGCGACCGCAGGGATGAGCCCGGTGACGAACCCATTCTCGGAGAGCTGCACGAGCGCACCCGAAGTTGGGAACGAGGCGCTGTCAGTGCCGCCGCTGGCGCCGCCGACGATCGCCGGGAGCACGCCCGCGATCGGGGAGGCGTATGAGGTGCCCTGCGTGCCCGACTCCAGCGGCCAGTACGCGATCGGCGTCCGGTCGGTCAGGTACCGGTAGAAGTTGGACTGCGCGGCCGGTGTGCCCTGCGTGTAGACCCGCAGCGCCGACCCGCACGTGACCGCGGTGCGCAGGTCCCGGCCGAACGAGGTCGAGCCCGGCACGATCTCGGAGCAGTAGCCGGCGAACCGCGGCTGATAGGCCGTGGCGCCCGTCAAGCGGAAGTAGTGGTAACTGCGGTCCGACTGCCCGTAGACCTCGCAGACCGGGTTGAGCTTGATCGTCTCCCCGACCGGGCAGTAGCGCGCCCAGGCCTGAACGCGGGCACCGCTCGACGGGCCGGAGTCGGCGACAAGGCACCAGTCGGCGCGCTGCGAGTTGTCCATCGGCGCCTGCAGCATGGCGTTGCGGGCATCCGAGGACCAGGCGACCAGCACGACGCAGACGTCACCCGCACCGACCGTGTCGGCGAGCCAGTCGGACGGGAAGTCCGGGTTCGGGGTGTTGAACACGTTGAACGTGCGGATCTTCTCGGCGGTCGCGGCCACCGCCGTCGCCCCAGGGATGAACAGAGAGAGCGCCGCGCCCGCCGCAGTCTTGGTGGACGTCGCCGTGACGGCCGCGACGGTGCCCGCCGAGATCCCAGTCTTGTATCCGGCGTTCGTGGCCAGCCCGGCGACCGAGGCGCCCGTTTGCGTGCCCTGCATCGTGTAGCCGGACGGGCCTGTAATGGCGGCCGTGGAGTCGTTCTGCGCCCAGCACGAGAGGACCGTGCCCGAGGCCTCGGCGTTGACCGCGGGGGCCTGCAGCGCCCCGCTGGACGCCCACAGTGCCGACGTGCCGGCCGGGGGCGTGCCGATGCCGATGCGGATAGGGGTGTTGCGATTGAACTGGCCGAAGTACGGCCCTGACGGGTAGCGGGGCGAGAAGCGCAGGTCATTGTTGATCAGGGTGAGGGTCGCCGAGCTGTTCTCCGCGCTGCCAGTCTCGCTCGACCGACCGCGGCGAATGGTGATCTTCTCGTCGGTCGCCACGAACGACGTCACGTTCGTCCATGCGCCGCCGAGCAGCAGATCGACGCGGGATCCGGTCAGGGTCATCAGTAGCCAACCCCGAGCGCGGTCTGCACGTTGCCGCCGCGGATCTTGATGCCCTGCCGCAACGCGTTGATCAGCGCGTCACTGCTGACCCCGGAGAAGTCGACGGTCACGTGAGTGCCGCCGCCGCCGAAGCCGCCACCGCGCAACGGAACGATCGTCCCCGGGCCGTCGGGCACGAACATTTCAGCTCCGCGTTCGCCGACGATTGTGGGGCCGGTCGGGCGGCCGCCGTTCGCCATCATTTTCGGAATGGTGAAGTCGACCCCAGGGGTGTGGAACGGGCCGATACCGAAGGACGGGATGTGGATACCGAAGCCACCGACAGTCTCGTTCCACACCGTTTTGATCGCGTCGAACGCCGCGGTGAACGGAGCCGAGATGACGTCCTTCAGCGCCTGCCAGCCGGACTTGAACCAGCCGAGCAGCGTCGATGCGCCACCCTTGATCGAGTCCCAATGCTTCGAGATCTCGAGTACCGCCAGGCCGACCGGGCCGGTCAGGATCGCCAGCAGCAACGGCCAGTGGTCCTTGATCCAGTCCCACGTATCGACGACGACGGCCTTAGCGACCGCGAACGCCTCTTTCACGCCGTCCCGGAACGTCGTGCAGTGCTGCCACAGCTCGTAGAAGCCGACCGCGAGCAGCGCCACCGTGCCGATGATCAGCCCGATCGGGTTGGCCAGCAGCGAGGCGTTCAGCTCGTCGCTGGCCACGGTGCCTTCCTCGGTGGCCACGGTGTTCGCCTCGGTCGCCTCGGCGGACATGCCCATGAGGCCCTTGACCTTGGACAGCCCGGAGGACAGCGCCCCGCCCAGGCCCTCGGACAGGTCCTTCGCACCCTTGGCCAGGTCGAACGCGATCGCGGCGAACGCGATCGCCTGCTCGCCGGGGAAGCTGACCCCCAGGGCTGTCATGCCCATGATCAGGCCCTCGGATGTGTCCTTCACGCCCTTGGCCGTCTTGGTGACCTTGCCCATGTGGTCGTTGAAGCCGTCGAAGTTGCCCGACTGATTGCTGAAGGACCGCCCGGTCTGGTCGACCTGCGAACGGACGTCGGTCATTGTCTTGTCGAGCGACTTGGAGTCGCCGGCAAAGGTCAGCGTTACCGCGTTCGCCATCAGGTCACCTTCAATCCGTGCGCCTCGATCAGCTCGTCCAGCCGCTGCGCCAGCAACTTGTCGATGTTGGCCTTCTGCGAGTAGTAGGCCGGGTAGACGATTCGGCCGCCCTTGATGAATGTGCGGTGGATCGAGCCGGAGCCGTTACGGCCACCGCTGTGTCGACCTCGGCCGACGTTGCCGCCGTAGTCCAGCCAGCCGAAGTACGGGACCCTGGCCGAGCCACCCCGGACCTGCGCGGTCCGCTGCGTCGAGGCGACCCGGATCGAGTCGCGGGCCGCGCCGGTCAGGGTCGGTGTCCGGGGCTTGGCGATCTTCACGACGACCGCGGCGGCCTCGTTCAGCACCAGCCGGAGTTGCTTCTGCGACTCCCCGTCGATCGCCTTCAGGCTGGCCTGCAGCTCGCGCAGGCCGTTCACCCGAAGTGCCGCTTCGCCGGTCGCCATCAGAGCACCTTCCGCTGATTCTCGATCGCGTTCTTGGCCGTGAAGTAGGCGCGCCACTGGACGTACTCGGTGAAGGTCATCGAATCCAGCTCGGCCACCGTCTTGCCCAACTGCGTGGCCAGGTAGAACGCGAACGCGTCGACGTCGGTCGGCCTGCCGTTAAGGCTGAGCATCATGCCGCGCTCAGCCGCTTTTCTGCGCGCCCTCGGTGAGCCCGGAGACCTCGAAGATGGCAGCGATAGCAGCCGATGCGGGTCCGGCGGCCGTCGTGTTGAAGTAGTCGCGTGCCTCGTCGAGGCTGATGCCGTAGGACATCGACAGCGCGAGCACGTCGGACTCGTCGGCGTCGACCGCGCGGCACTTCCGCACCTCGGGCAGGGTGAGCGCACGCGGGTCGTGGTCGGCTCCGTTGACGGTGATCACGGGTAAACCCCATCGGTGACGGCGCCGTTGATCTGCAGCGACGCGGTGAAGGTGATCAGGTCGGCGACGGGCGCGGACTCGGAGTAGGAGGCGAGCACGAAGTTGCCCGTGATCTTGACGTTGCCCGTGGTCGAACCCATCGGGCCGTAGACGAACGCGGTCGACGCGCTACCGGCCGCAGCCAGTGCGTGAAACACGGTGTATGAGCCGACCGTGGCCGTCTTGTCCCAGAGCCCCGTGACGGTGATCTTGCCGTTGGTCAGGCCACCGATGAACGTGTGACCGGTCGCGCCGTAGGTGGTCGTGTCGTGGACGTCGTTGTCACGCTCGACCGCCACGTTCGTGACGTAAGGGCTGATGTCGTTGGTACCGACCTCGAACTGAACGTTGCGACCATGAGTGGCCACTGCGTGCTCCTAAGCTGCTACGTCGACGGAAAAGGTGATGCCGGCGTAACTGCCGGACGAGAGTGCGATGGTTGCGAATTCGGCCTTCGTGACCCGGACCGAAGTGCCGATGTCGGCCGCCTCGATCGCGGCCTTGATCGACTGGTCGCCCGAGCCCGAGGCGTAGGCAGCGAGGGCGTCCCGGGAGGTGCGGTCTACCTGGTTCGCGACCCCCAGGAAAACCTCGAGGGTCATGCGGTCCGAGCCCCGGCCGTAGGTCAGGTCGTAGTCGATCGACTCGGGCAGGTTGACGAACGCGAACGGCGGTTGCGCGCTGGCGGGCGGGAAGTCGAACACCCGCAGGCCGTCGATCGTGGCCAGCGCGGTGCCCAGCTCGGTCATGACCGTGCTCATGTCGATGGCCATTACGACGCCGCCCATTGCCGCGCCACGGTCTGCAGCATCAGCCGGACGTCCGGGTCGAGCTGGGCGAACAGGCGCAGTTCGTTGCCGAGGTCGGGCGAGCCCGCCACGCCGTAGGCGCTGTCCCGGCGGACGAAGAACCGTGCGGCCTGAATGAGCGCGGCCTGCGCGACGACCGTCGGGACGGCCTCCCAGCCCCAGTTCGCGGTCACCTGAACGCCGCGGGTGAAGCGGGGAAAGTACGCCTTCGTGATCGGGCGCATCACCATCAGCTTGTACGGCTCGCCGTTGGCGGGCGCGTTCCACGGCCACAGGTCGAAGTCGACGCCCAGCTCGACG